ATGGATGCGAGGATTTGAATTAGGTTTAGACAAAAGAATGTCAGGAATCTTTGTAGGATCTACTATTCACAAAGATCAACTCAGAGCAGCAGGATTTGAAGCACCTATACATGTAGTTTCACTACCATTGCATAAAGAATTAACTTTAGCTAAGTATCCAGAATATAATTCTAGTTATCCACGCGACAACAAGATTGTGTATTCAAGTCGATTTGATAAAGAGAAGAATCCGTTCTTCATGATGAAAGTAGCTGAATTGTTTCTGAATGATAATCCAGATTATGTTTGGCACGTAACTACATCAGGTAAATCATTTAAATCTATGTTGCCTGGGGTTGTAGAAGCAATGGAAGAATTATCTAAACGTCAACCTCGTTTTAAACTGCTTAGCAATCTGACTAAAAAACAATATTATCATGAACTAGCAACGGCTCGCATTCAATTTAATAGTTCGCTTCAAGATTATGTATCATGGACCGTATTAGAGTCTACATGTTTTGGTTGTGATGTAGTATTTCCAAACTTCCGATCATTTCCAGAGTTTATTCCGGCAAACCGAATGTATACTCCATTCTCAGTAACTGATGCGGTTTCGGTATTAGATCGAGTATGCAATAATGATTATAATCGTTACTATGACTTTGCTGATATAGCAGATTTAGGTAGACGAACTGAGGCATTCATTATGATTTCAGATTATGAACATGAATTAAACGTTTGGCATGAAGAAGCATATTGTAAACATTTAATTAACGACTTTATTACACAAAAAACAAAGGAATTACATGGATAAAAAATTTATATACTATCCGTCACTGTCAGCAGGGTCGATGGTATCTGCATTCAAAAAGGATGCAAAGTTTGAGGATGGCACTACAATGAGATTCTTCTCAAAGGACTATCCCGAAGAATGGCGACATCCTTATTTTCTAATCACTGCAGGTCACCATTACAAGAAAATGGACTTTCGTCAGCAAATCGGTCTTGATGATGATGTGTTAGTGTTTGGCGACTCCGGAGGATTCCAGATTGCAACCGGTGCATTGAAATGGGATAGCACAATTCGAGAAAAGATTTTTCATTGGTTAGAAGCTAACTCAGATGTAGCAGCTAACTTGGATATTCCGCCTCGAGTTACTTTTGAGAATCGTTTTCAAGATTCAATGGATATTTCATTTGATAACTTTAAATGGTTTGAAAAGCATCAGTCAGGTAAAACTAAGTTTTTAAATGTTATTCAAGGAACATATAATGAAGAATACAATACTTGGTATCATAAGTTTAAAGATTTTGACTTTAACGGATGGTGTATTGGAGGTCCTAAGCGTCTTGTGGATTTCATGTATGTTATTGCACTTATGCTACAAGAACGTGAATTTGAAAAGGCTCATGTACAATATGTGCACTTACTAGGTATATCAAAGATATCTGATTTCTTTATTCTGTCTACATTGCAAAAATTACTTAATGATTTGACAAAAGGACGAGTGCAATTATCAACGGATTCTTCTTCACCGGGTCAATATCCAGTATATGGTACATATTTGCATTCTGGTAATTACAAGACACAGACATTCACTGAATTGTATTTTCCTAAGAATGCAGAGTATCGCAGAAAGACTCATATCAAGCAAGGCAAAGACTCTGTAGAGATTGATAAAACTAAACATGTTCCTTGCAGTATGGATTGTCCGGCTTGTAAAGACTTTACGTATGAATATCTAGGCGGCTTAACGGCAGATGGATTAGATCGTTATTCACAGGAGGGTATGCCACGTATGGTTGTGCATAATACACACCTATATGTTAATATTGCAAAAGATATTGACAAAATGGTTAATTCTCACGTAGAGTTATTAGAAACAGCTATACCGACAGAATTATTCAATGTAGTGTTATCATTGCACGAAATGTTTGCAGATCCAGACAATGCAATGCATGTATACGCAAAATATAAAAAGACATATAAAAAATTCGGAGGAGATTCAATTTCAACTACCGATGCAAATAAATTCGCAGAATTCTTTAAATTTTAAAAGGTAAAAAATGGAAAAAAGCAAGTTACAATCGTTTATTAATCGTTATTACTTAGCAGGTAATTGCGAAGCTGTTACTCTCAAAGAAAATGCAACCGGGGTTGGATGTGATTTAATCGATCAAGATCAAACTATTGTTGGTAAATTGCAATGGAAAACTAGTCCGTTCATGAAAGGATCTTTAGGAATCAATCATACAGGTGCATTAACTAAAATGTTAGGTGCAGTAGGCGAGAACATTGATATTCAAGTGCAAGAAGCTAGTGGTAAAAATTATGCAATGAAAATTAACGAAGGTTCTACTAAATTAACTTTCATGTTAGCAGATACTACGGTAATTCCAGCAGTACCGACAATCAATGCAGAGCCAGACTACATGGTAACAATCAATGTAGATGATGATTTCACTACAAAGTTTATCAAAGCAAAAAATGCATTACCTGATGCAAAGAATTTTGCAGTGCAAGTTAAAGGAGGTAAGATTATCTTTGTGATTAATTACACTACTATTAACGCAGATAATATTTCTTTTGAAATTGGCAATACTACTGTAGCCGATATGGAACCAATCTGTTTTTCAGCAGATAAACTTAAAGAAGTATTAATTGCTAACAAAGGAGATCAAGGAACATTGCATGTATCACCAGACGGATTAGCTCGTATAGATTTCGTTGGACCTGATTTCGAATCATCTTATTGGTTAGTACAATTACAGAACTAAGATATGCAAGTAAAATTTAAAAAATTACATAATAAAGCAGTTATCCCTAGCTACGCAACAGCTGGGGATGCTGGTTTAGATATGGTGGCGGTAGATTTAATGGATTCTGTCGAACAAGTAGTATATATGACTGGCATCGCAGTAGAAATTCCAGAAGGACATGTTGGATTATTGTTTCCAAGATCATCCATTAGAAAATATCAATTATCACTTTCCAATTCAGTAGGAGTAATTGATAGTGGATATCGTGGAGAAGTACAATTCACATTCAACAAGACCGCAGGCCCTGCTTCATACAAATATAAAATTGGAGAAAGAATTGGACAATTGATGATAATTCCTTATCCTATAATAGAAGCAGTAGAAGTAAATGAATTGTCTGATTCAGAAAGAGGAAAAGGCGGCTTCGGATCAACAGGTAAATAAATTAATATGTTTGGAACACAAGAAAATACACTTTGGGTAGAAGCATTTCGCCCTGACACATTAGATGGTTATATTGGAAATGAGCACATTATTGAAAAAGTTAGGATTTTTATTTCTAATGGCGATGTTCCCCATTTGCTATTTTATGGCACAGCTGGGACTGGTAAGACAACGTTGGCAAAGATTATTGCGGGATCGGTTGATGCGGATATTATGTATATTAATGCCTCAGATGAAAACTCGGTCGATGCTGTGCGAGACAAGATCAAAAGGTATGCGTCAACTGTAGGATTTAAACGTTGGAAAATCATTATTTTAGATGAAGCTGATTATCTAACTCCAAATGCCCAAGCAGCACTTCGTAACTTAATGGAAACATATAGTAAAACTACTAGATTCATTTTAACATGTAACTATGTAGAAAAGATAATCGATCCAATACAGTCTCGTTGTCAAACATTTGCAATCGCACCTCCTAGTAAAACAGATGTAGCTAAAAGATTAGTAGCCGAGTTAGAAGAAAAAGGAGTTGCGTATGATATTAAGGATGTAGCATCTATTATCAATGCTTCATATCCGGATATTAGACGAGCTATTAATGCAGCACAAGCATCAGTAGTTAACGGCAAATTGCAATTAGACAAAGCAAGTGCAATACAGGCTAATTATATGACTGAAATACTTGAAGTATTGCGTGATCCAAAGAACAAGCAATCTGCTTTCACAAAGATCCGACAAATTATTGCAGATAGCAAAGTTAAAGACTTTACTCCGCTATATACATTCTTATATGACAACTTAGATGATTATGCAACAGGTCATGTAGGAGCTGCAATATTGATTATAGCAGAGTCACAATACAAAGATGCCAGCGTGGTTGATAAAGAAATCAACGTAATGGCAATGTTTATAAATTTATTAGGAGAACTATGAGTAAACTAAACATCAATATCGGTCCAAATGATATGCAACCGATAACATGCACAGAGTGTGACGGAATGTATTTTCGTCAAGTAATGGCAATTAACAAAGTATCAAAATTCTTGACAGGAGGCGACAAAGATACTATGGTACCAGTACCAGTATTCCGTTGCGATGATTGCGGAGCAATTCCAGAAGAATTTCAACCGATTAAAGTGAAGAAATAATGTCTAGCCCATACCACAAAGAAAATGTTACCATTGTTTTCAAAACATCAAACCGAAGCAATGCAAAAACTAAAATGAAAACGTTTCGTAACAAAACAATTGATGATATACTTGATAAGAAACTGCCAGGAGTGCCAGACACTGCTGTTATTTTAGAAATTGGTATGGGCAGTCGGTTTGAACAACAATTAAAAACAAAATACAAATTATGAGCGAGAAAAAAGGAGCAACAATATTTGATTTTATTGATGGAGTCACACATAAGAAAAAAGAATGGAAGAAATGGTCTGAACCTGATCAAAAACTATTTAGTCCATACATTGTGAATCGTTGGTTGAGTATGCGTCAAGAACTTTGCGGACTTGTTAATGATTTGCAGACATATACTATAGGATTGTTGCGACCCCAAGAAACATATCGTTTGTATCATAATTTATTGCCAGCATCTAAAGGGTTTGCAAAATACATAAAAGGCAAAAAAGAAGACAAATATTCTGACAAACTAATCACTCAGATATCAGAACATTATTTGGTTAGCAAAACAGAGGCAACGGATTATGTAGAAATAATGACACAGGTTGAATGTAGTGCTATATTACAATTATATGGATATACTGAAGCAGAAATAAAAACTATGATTAAAGGAGTTAAAAAATGAGCGGACATACTCAGAAACATTATCAAGGCAAAGCTGGAAGCTTATACAAATTTGCAGATGAGTGGGGACTTAATGCATATGAATTTGATATTATTAAACGCATTGTAAGATGTCGACATAAAGGTAAGTTTGCCGAAGATTTACAAAAGACTAAAGATACTATAGATATTTATTTAGACGAACAACAACGTTATTATTTGGACATTACAAAATAATTTCATATATTTAATGTATGAAACAAGGAAACTATATAGCACCTATCTATCAGTTATCTTTACGAGATGCAACTACAGTTCCTCGCAAGATATCATATTCAC